TCTGGTAGTGATAAGAGCATGGCCTCATAGTCACCCTCTTCGGCAAGGTATGGGTTATCGAAGAGAGATGCAGGAATAAACCTACGCTTGAATAGAGGCTGACCTTCCTTGCTGTGTCCTTTAGGGAAGGTGATTGTCTTTCCAGTTTCAACATCTGTAGCCCAAAAATCTTTACCTGCAGGAGCAGGATCTATAAACATCTTCTTAACCCAAGCATGTCCAGCACCTCCGGGGTTTGTTGTAGCTCTCATGTACAGACCTAGTTCTCTGCCATAAGCACTACGAAGACGTGACCTCATATAATCCCAAGCGTAAGGTGTAGGCCATTGAGTGAGTTCGTCAAATCCAATCCAGTTAAATGCCTGTCCTTGATACCTAGTGACATCTGTATCTTTATCCAGATACGACATCCATAGTCTTCCACCTCTAGGAGATATCCACTGTGACTTACGCTCTGACCATTTGATTCCTGGTATGGCACGTGGGTATAACTCCTGTGACTTCTGTATTAGTTCCCTTAGTTCCTCAGTTGTGTGTCGTACAAGGAGTCCAGAAAAGTGTGGATCGTTAAGGCCGTGTAATGGATCTGCCAACATAGCGTAGGACTTACCACCACCTGCTGCCCCTCCGTATAATACTTCTCTTTCAGAAGAACTCAAGAAAGTTGTTTGCGGTCCTTCGTTAGGCTTGAATACAACTTCCTGTGCTTCTTCAACGTCATACTCAGGTGCTACTACCTGTGCTGGAATCTGGGGGGCTTCGACTTCCACAGGCTTCTGAGTAGGCTCCGACTCCTTGAGTTTCGAGCTTCTCGATTTGCGAGAGCGTTTCTTCGAGCCACTTGGCAAGCTTACGTTTAATTGCAGATGCTTTTCTACGTTTTTGCTCAACTTCTATTCTCTTCTTTAGACCCATGTGCGAGATGTATCGGTCTGTTTCTTTGCTCAACCACTGCGCTACTGCTCTGTAACTATACTGCTTGAGGTGTTGTTTTGCAAGCTCTAACGCTTCTAGCTCATGCTCAACTGGAACAAGTAGCTTATCGTTGTCGGGATGCACTTCATAACCAAAGGGAACCTTGATAGTAGTTCTGGCTATGACATGCCATTCTTTATTGTGTCCTTTGGGTGGCAGAGGTAACTGCCAGAATCCCAGTTCTCTTTGAGGTATTATTCGTTTGTACCTTCTTTAGGTGGTAAATAAAAAATGCCACCACCACTGGTGACATCTACCTTGTCTACTTTACCAAGACCTGCTCTGTCAAGCACGTCCTTGGCAGCTATCATTTTTTCTTTGATACCCAACTGAGTGGGATCTTGCAAAGCGCCCATAAGCGAGACAGCAGCTTTCGGGGCAGTCCTAGCAAAGTAAGTCCTAGTTTTTTCAGCGATTTCATCTTTTAGTGCCTCCACTATAGCAGTTGTGCTAGAGTTGTCGCCATACCCAGCCAACTTCTTAGCCTGTACAACGTCACCTCCAGCATCATCAAACAGTACGTCTAAAAACCTCTGTTGTCTTTCAGTTAGTGATCTTGCCATTATTTATTTTTCATACCTTTTAGTGGTCTAGCAGCAGGAGCTAAAAAGCCACCTCTTGCCATCTTCTTCATACCACCTTTAGCCATGCCTTTTTTCTTCATGCCGCCTTTAGCCATGCCTTTCTTTTTCATAGCCATGCCACCACCATACATTTTGCCTACACCATCAGCAGCATAGAATGGAACCATCTTACCATTCTTCTTTACCATTTTAAGACCGCCTTTTGCGTAACCTTTTTTCTTCATGCCACCTTTTGCGTAGCCTTTTTTCTTATGCATCATTGTTCTTCGCCCTCGCTGTAAAGATTGTTAAAAACTCGTTGCGTATCCCATACATAGTCTACGTTTTCTTTTGAGTTGTATATATGTTGATTTGGCCTAAAGTCTGGAGCGCCTTGTCCAGTTTCAAACCAAGCTGGGTGAGTTACTCTCACTCTGTTATTGGGTAACGCAACCATGTTACCAGTATATTCTCCTGCATCTAGTAACTCCAACACGTGTGATTGTTTGTGCTGGGCAGGGTCATCTGCTACTTCGTTATCTGTATAGTCTACAGTAAAGTAGTATTTCGCAGGATAGAACTCATTGTCTATTTTAGCTATCCAAGGTGCTGGGGATGCTCTCTCTAGTTTATATACAGAGTGTGTATGAGACATACAATCCCAAGGCTGTGCTAAATATGGTGGTAACTCTTCAGGCCATTCATCCAACGGTGTATCAGCTACTAGTGCGGTCAGTGGCATTCTAGCCCACATAGCACCACCATGTACGTTTTGAGCATCGTCATCGTCATCTGATTCACAACCTGTGAAGATAACCTGAAAGCTCAGTGTTCTGTTTGGCATTGTAGTAACGCCTATTACCATAGCGTGTAGAAAGTCGCCATGATGGTCTTCCATATTCTTTGTGTATTCTCTACGTACCCATGCTTTAAAGTATGGTATACTACTTGTAAGAAACGCCATATCAAATCCTTTTATGTTCGCTTCTTAGTATATCATAATTGATTTATAGGTTCAACCCCTATTAAATCTCCTGTTGGTGCAGAAAATGTTTTATCTGAACTGTTATATACTTTACCACCAATATCCGTTTCTTCTGTAGATAACCAGTTAGATGATACTTCAGAAGGAACCATACCGTCAGGATACATAGCTATATTAGCTACAAGTTTATTGTCATCTACTAAAAAATATACAGTCATGCTTTTCTTTTCTTGCCTGATGCTGTTACTGACCATTTAACTTTCTTAGGTCCAGTCTTCTTTGCTGCTTCAGCTTTACTAATTCTACCAGCTACCTTTGCAGGTCTACAGGCTGGGTACGGTCTTTTGCTATTCTTAGCACTTTTACGTCCACATTCCTTGCCTGTTTTTACGTCACGCCAGTCTTCTTTGAACCATTGAGTTAGTCCACCTTCACCGTAACCTCTACGACTTTCTAGTACGTGTCTTGACTTTCGCAACTGTTCCTCCCTTGCTGTAAGTACCCCCACGTTTTTTGTAGGTTTTAACTAACCATGCTGACCCATATGCGCTAGGCCACTTGAACTTTTTCTTAGCTTCTGATTTTACTCTAGAGTATAGTGCTTTGTTTTTAGGTTCTGCCATTATGCTTTCCTCGACTTAGTACCAGCGCACTTCCACTTCTTACGAGACAGACGTAGTGGGCTGTTTGGATTTCGTGCAGCTTTAGGATGCTTCTTCATTTGACCAGCGCTTCTTGCACAGTACGAATCACCTTTACCTGTTCCTGGTCTGATACGCTTACCACCATCTTTAGCTTTACCTGCTTGACCGTAGCTTACCTTTATCTTACGTCCTGTCTTAGGATTGGTAGTTGTCTTGGCAAACATTTTGCCTTTTGCTGGTTTAGCCATGTTATCCTCTACAGTGGGTTGCTTGACATTTCATCATAGGCTTTCCAAATGTCATCTATCTCTGTCTGAATAACATCTAGCTTATTACCTATACTATCTGTAATAGTAGTAGCTTTATCAACTTGTGAGCGTAAGTCAAGTAAAACTTTCTGCTGCTCTAGTATCTGCTGCATGTTAGTAGCAAGTTGTGCAAGCTTTGAGTTTAGCCCTCTTACATCATTGTCTATTATGGCTTGCTCTACAGTTTGTATTCTACTTGTTACCGTAGCATCTAATGTTGTTAGCCGTTCAGTTAACTGTTGCATTTTTGCAACACTATCATCACTTAGGTTAGTTTCGACTTCTTGTAGTTCTGATCTTATAGCCTGACTTGCTGTAGTTAGCTGGGTTGCCGCAAATGTTTTATTAGCTGTGCGTTCTCTGTCTGTGTCATTGCGTAACTGAGTCAAACTTTTTTGTAGTTCTGAAATTTGCTTTGCGTTGGTTCCAGCTTTACTTAGTGCGCTATCTACGCCACCCTCTACACCGTAGAACCTATTAAGAGTATCGTAGCCCCAATACACACCACCTGATACAGCAGATAACACTGGCAAAGCCACAGCAACCATCCAGCCTTTGACATTAAAGCCTCCTATGCTGAACTCCATTGCCATTAGTTAGGCATAGTTCCATACTGTTCGACATACTCACCAGCTTGAAACAAGTCATCTGCTGATACCATGTCTTCTGTTAAGTAACCTTGCCAGCCAGAACCAAACCCATCGTTATCCCAGTTAATTACAAACTCATCAATGTTTTGTGTATACGTGATGGTTGTGTAGTTTCCGACTACAAAGTTATTTACTTGTGCGTAACTGTCAATGCTTGCAGTTAAATCTGCATTGTTAGCAGCAGCCATAAACGCACCAGCTTGTTGTGCATAGTTCTCTACTTGTGCTACGGCTTGGTTGTACGCATCAACTTCAGCCTGATCTATGCTATACTCTTCTTGACCCATCATGCCTTGCAATGCAGTTTGCTCTGGAGATGTGTCTGCTGCAGCAGCCGCTTCCATGATACCAGTAGCAGTTAGTACCTCTGTACTAGCATCTGTTAGTAAGTCTATAGCTTCACCCAAGCTATTCATTGCACCTTGGTATTCTTGTGTGAACAACTCTGTTGCGTTGGTAGCAGTAGAGTAGTCGTGGTTCATTACAAGATCGTGTGCTTCTACGTAGTTGTCAAACTCACTCTGTGTAATGAGTGCGTCATTCATAGCATCGTCTACAATAACACCACCCAACGCAGCAGAGCCAGTAGCACCTACTGTCATTGTGGCTCCATCCATCACCCTGTTCTTTATAGCGCCTAGAGACTCAATTAAGTAGTCAATCTTCTGCTGACCTGTCATAGTCAGGTTAAGATCCACTATCTCCAGCTCCAGCGTTTGAGGAGGTGGTGGCTGGATTAGAGGTGGACTTGTTGCGTTTGCTGCTCCTGAACCTATCACTAACGGAAAGCTTAGGAGTATTATCTTCCACAACGATCTCTTCATCTTTATATTCCTCTCCTACTCTTAATAGAGTATCCCAAAATTCTTTGTCTTCTTCATATCCTACTACAAATGTAGCTGGGTTTTCACGGTACTTGTCTATCGCTTTCTTGCCCATCAACAGTCTGCCAGTACGTGCATCGTTAATTGGACATGGAGTATTAGCTAACATCATACTCCTAAACACTGTAGGGTCTTGGCACATCACTGAGATGGCTGACACCTGTAATCCTAACCCACCAACCTGTTGAGGCAACCCCAGTAATCTAGCATTCTTCCTGCGATTACAGTTGGGATCTTGTTGCATCTCACCTGAAGATAGGCCAATTACATTTAACTGAAGCCCTCTACTCTTCGGGATTAAACAAGAGTCGTTACCTCCCCCACCCATTACTGTTGGAGCTATACTTGACATTACAGGACTACTGCCTGGTGATGAACCTGCTCCGTTATAGTTTATGACTTCGCTACTATTGTTAGATTCTACGGTTGAGTCTTCGTAGTTGTTAGAAAAGTCACCTGTTATATCGTTACCAGTGTCTGTTGTCGTGGTATTATTTGTAGTTGTACCGTCATCTATCGGAACTTGTTCCTGTGCATACCCCGGAAAGGGTAGTAATAGCATAATCGCTACACATAAGTTCCGTAGCTGCGTCCGTATGTCCGATAAGTGCGAGTGTTCTTGCATTCTGGTTTCTCTGACATGCAGCATCCCCCACTCGACACGATGCAGTATA